AGGCCCTTTACTGGCTGGATTTGTGCTTCAGCTATGGCATATCATTATATATTACAACCTTTATTAACATTTGTTTTATATAGCTTTGGTAACGAAATAATATTGCCAACATTTGATATGGGAACTTTAACAACAGTATTACTTGGGATGCTTGGTCTCGGAGGAATGCGTAGTTTTGAAAAGGTGAAAAGAAGTGCCTAAAGTTTCAATACCATTAAGTAGATTTGAAGGCGGGCTAAATAATAGAGACGCAGCGAGAGATATTGGCGACAACTTTCTTTCTGAAGCTACTAATGTAGATGTAAGTTCTGTTGGTAGAATAAGAACTCTTGGAGAGTTTAAGAACCTTGACCCGTCTATAACTAGCAATGTAGATAATCATCAACCGGGATATGGGCTATTTAAAATTAATGTAGATGGTCCTCCAGAAGCTAGTGGAACAACAACCACTGGAGAACATTTAGTTTATGTAAATGGAGATGCAGAAGTTTATGTTGGTCCAACATCAAATGCTTTAGCGGCGTGGCATAGTACTGACTTAGGCAGTGTTTCTACTTGTAAGCCAGTATTTTATTATGCAGACGGCGGATTAAGAATAGCAGATTCTGTATTAGGCAATGCTTCTGAAACTGTAGCTTTACAAAGATTGGTAAGGAGCGCAAATGGATATGCAGCTCTTACAGAAAGAATGGATTTAATTAACGATGGATTTGCTGGACCTGTAAATGCAGATTTTGAAGACAGTGACTCTAAAGATTGTGTGGCTGCAGCTAGTGGAGCAGAAGACGGAGAAAACCCTAGTTCTGACTTTCTAGTACAAACACTACCTAGTGGAACAGATGGACTATGGCCTGCAAGTACTTATACTTTTGGAGTTAGTTATGTATATTATGGTAATCAAGAATCTAAAATATCTACAGGATTGACTAATATATCAGCAGACGGAACTATTACATTAACAGATGGACAGTTTCCAAACATTAGTGTTTCTATAGGAGACGGAGATGTTAAGTTAGCTGAAATACAAGGAATGAGAATATACTTGAGAGATATTAATAATCCTGATGATGAGTTTACTTTATTGTTAGATATAGATTTTGAACAAGGTTCTAGAATATCTTTAGCTGACGACTTTGACGCTCTTGTAGATGGAAGTGGATTTGATGTAACAAGCGATGCTAAAAATATAAATGCTGACAACAGAGCTTATGCTGTTAAGCAACCAGGTCTTGATACTTATGCTACTATTAATGGATATTCTTCAGACGAAAAAGAAATATCATTTAACGGTAACACAGCTTATGGTTACAAAACTGCGGTTGTAGCTAATCAAAGAGCTTTTGTTGGAAATATAGATTATGTAGACTCTGAAGGTAGAACAAAAGTTATGGGAGATAGAATACAATATACTCCCGTAAGAAAGTATGACCTGTTCCCACAAAGTTTTTATTTAGATATTGGAACAAATGACGGAGACGAGGTTATTAAACTAGCAGAGTTTCAAGATAAGTTGTTTGTATTTAAAAAAGAAAAATTATTTGTAATTAATATAGCTTCAGGTTCTGATGCTGGTTGGTATGTAGAAGCAGAATTGGAAAACAGAGGAGTTCATTCTCCTGGAGCCGTATGTAAATCAGATTTAGGTTTAGTTTGGGTAAATGAACACGGAATGTTTAGTTATGATGATAAGATACAAAAGATATCTTCTACTATAGACGATACAACTTGGCAAACAAATATAACTGCAGCAACAGCTGTTGTTGGTTTTGTTCCTAAGAAAAATCAAATTTTAGTTGTAGGAGATACTAATGATACAAGCCCTGTAGGATACTTGTATGACATACAAACAAAGTCTATTGTAAATCTTAATAGCACTAGTGTTTTAGAGGGAGATAAAATTACTAATTTTGTAGTGTATGGAGAAGAGTTAGTATGCTTGACAGACGGAGGTACTTTTAAAAGATATGACCCTACTCCTGCGGCGCAGACTATAGATATAAAAACTAAAGAAATAGATTTTGAATTACCTTCCGTAGATAAAAGATTTTATTCAGTATATGCTACTTATGAAGATGGAAACGCGGCTGTACTAGCTGGAGGCTTAGACGGAGCAAGTCCTTCAGATATATTCACAGATACTGGAAATGCAAATGCTTTAAATGCAACATCTATGGGAACAGAAGAGTTTTTAATATCTACTAACAATAGAGGTGGAAAGTCAATACAACTTCAAGCTTCTGGAGCTGTAAGCGCTACATTTGAATTACAAGATTTATCTATTATATTAAGAGCGAAAGGACAAAGATAATGTCATTAACTAAAGGTAGAAGAATAGCAGGAACTAACAAGCAAGTTAAACGTGGAGCTGTATCTAAGTCTGAGATGAAGAACGGAGAAGAGGTTATACAATACCACAATGGTAGGCTTAAGGTTATTAGAAAGGAATTCGGTAAGATGTTTGAACTAGAATTTGTTCAAGCAAAAGGACCGGCAGAACAAAAAGAATTAAAAACATTTGCTAAAAACTCTGATGTAAAGAAACCTTCAAGAAATGCTCTAAAAGTTTTTTCAGGCGGCGTTAGAGCTGGTGAAGGTAAAAATTTCTATGGCTCTGTTCCTCCTGCTGGAGATTCAGATGTGCTAGCTACGGAGTTTGAAGTTGCTCCAGACGGAGAAAGTTTAATTCTTAAAGGATAATTATGAAATGATAAGTCTTGACAGAAATAAAAATTTTTTAGTACCTTGTACAGATGAGGTTTATACAAACTCTGCTTATAGCAGTCATATTAAACGTAACAGGAGATAGTGTGGGCGTTAATAACAATCAAATAAAAGAATTAATAAAAGACGTTTGCACTCAACTAGGAGAGAAATATGCGAAAAAAGAGGCTTTGGATATTGTCTACGCAACTGGACTTGTGGAAAGTAAGTACCAATACATTGAACAAATTGGACCAGGTCCGGCAAAAAGCTTTTGGCAAGTTGAGCCAGAAACAGCCGTTGACAACTGTAAAAACTTTATATCAGCTCGCCCTGAACTTATGCAAAGGGCTGCAGATATTCTTAACATTGACCCTTATCACTTTATTGACCCTCAGCTTGATAATTGGGACTGGATTCTTCGTACTAATATTGCCGCTGGCGTCTTACATTGTAGGATTAAGTACTGGCGCATACCAGAACCTATTGAGAATAGTAAACGAGGACTAGCAGAGTATTGGAAAGAACACTATAACACAGCAGAGGGTGCTGGTAGTGTAGAACATTTTTTACATTTAACAGAAGGAAAATTATAATGGCAAGTTTTGCACAGCTAATAGGAAGGCTAAAATCCGAACAAAGACTACAATCTAACTTAAACAGAAGTGGTTTAGGAATGGACGTAGAAGAAGAAAAAATAGACTTAGAAGAAGCAAGGTCACAATACAGAGATGACGTAGAAGCGGCTCAGAGAGCAATGGCTAGAAAAGAGAGAAAAAGAAGTAAGAGAGGTTTATTGGGAACAGCTCTTGGTACTGCTTTAGGTTTCACTCCTCTTGGAGCTTTAGGTGGAGCATTGGTTGGTGGACTGGCTTCATCTTTAGGAAGAAGTTCTGTTGAACCTTATTCTTCAACTATTAGCAGTAACCTTCCTGGTGGAAAATTTCACGCACAAGCAAGAAAAGATTTTAGTAGAGATATAGCGTCTACAAATGCATTTATATCAGACGCTTCAGACGGACAAAGTTTACTAAATATGACCAATGCACTAAGTGACGCATACTCTATCTGGGGTATGCACAATGCTTTTGGAGATGACATAAAAGGATTTGGAGAAAATAGAAAAGAGAAAAGAATGTTTGGAGGAGCGGTGTCCTCGAGTACAAGAAACTTAGGTTATACAGATACTGATAGTTTGATTAATAATTACAATAAGAGAGGAACGGTGGGATAGTATGTCAATGTATGATGACTTATTAAAACAAATGCAAGGTAGTTTTATGCAAAACAACCCTAAAATGTTTGGCAATCAAGGAGGATTCACTTCTTCTAATTTTGGTTTTAATGACCCTGATGTTATTAAGCCTGGAGGTGGAGTAACAGGCGGAGGAACTGGAGGTACAGATGGAGATGTACCTGGACCAACGGGTCCAACAGGTCCAACAGGAACTCAAGGCTCATCTAATTATGGAGCTACTTCTTATGGTGGTCAATTTCAATCTCAGTTTTCTGGAGTAGAAGATGTTTTATCTGGAATAGGAGAGTCTGGATTTAACTTATTTGACCCAGCTCAACAATTTGGTTATGGCTCAGAATACTCTGAATACTTTGGAAGTTTTGATGTAGGTGGTTACAATCAATCTATGCAAGCTTTACAAGACCAACAATCTAGACTTTTATCTGATGTTGGACAACAGTATCAATCAAGAACTACGGGTATGCAATCAGACTTACAAGACACTTTATTAGGTATGATTGGAAAAGAAAGTACATCAGGTCTAGTAGGTGGAAGACAAGCTCAAAGAAGACAATTAACTAGAGAAGCCGGACAACAGAATTTAGAAAAATTAGGACAAGAAACACAAGCAAGATATGCTGGAGTTCAAGAAAGAATAGGTCAACAAATAGGGATATTAGAAGGTTCTTTAATGGACTTTATATCTGACCAATCAAATAGAGCCTTAACCTTAATGCAATCTGGAGCTACTAAAGATAAGTCAACAGAAGCTAATACAGGTTGGGCAGCACAACCTAAAGGAAGTCCTATGACTGCGACTCAATTATCTCAGTATCAAGGAATTTTTGGAGACTTAACTAATTCACAACAAGCATTTGCTGCATTTGTACAAAATGCTCATAGCAATTTAGATGAAAGTCAGTTGTCAGAATTAGCACAATCTATATATGCCCAGTATCAAGGAAACGAAGAAAGTGGAGAAGAAAATGGCTAGAAACCCTTTATACCCATCTACTCCTGCACAGACAGCAGTAGATAGACTATTAAATGAAACATTACCTAGAATTATTTCAGATAAGCAAAATGCCAATGAAAGAAGGCAAATGAGAGAAGACGCCTTAGCTCAAAACGCTATCACAAATAAGTTAGCAAGAGATAAGTGGCTAGAGGAAAAAAACAGAAACAGAATTTTGGACGACAAGGACAAAAAGGACGACCACTGGGAAAATGCTAGTGTAATGATAGGTATAGGAAACGAATTAACGGACAAGGGCGACCAACTTAAAATTTACGAACAAGCTGAAGAACAGATTCGTTTATCTGGAAAAGACCCTGTACATTATGGATTAACAGAAGAAGGTGGACTTGTTAAACAAATAAGACTAGAGGAAAAAGCTGATAAAGTCTACGATAAGTACTACCCTTGCATAGACCCTTCAACAAATTCTTCTTGTACTGAAGAGGACATTAAAACGTCTTGGGAAGAGATAAGAAAAGTAAAATCTGACCTTAGTGAAGTTAAGAGAACAACCTTCGGTAATACAGTTTCTGGTTGGAATACATCTAGTGATACAAGATTAGATTTCTTCAAAAAACCAGAGTTTAACATAAACACTATTGATGCACTTGACCAAGCAGCTGTTGATAGTAAGATAGATACTAACTTTTGGGTAGTAACACCAGAAGCAAGAGAAGACATTATTAAGTTTCTTCAGGCTCAAAAGACACAAGAGATTGGTGAGTCCTTTACTAAGCCGGTTGTAACAGAAGAGGAAATTGAAGCTTACTATAAGGAACACTATGATATAGGCGGAAATCAAAGAAAAGCTGGTACTGAATATCTGTCGCAGTGGTATCAAACTTTGGACAAGAAGGAAGAAAGAAATATATATCTAAAAGAAGGTATAAGTCCAGAGCTAGCTATTATTGACGCTAGAAGAATTGCTACAGCATTATCAGCAACAGTTAGGTCTGGAAAAATAGAGGAGAAAAAAAAACCAGACGGAACGATTGAATATATTGAGGACCCATTATCTGGAGAGGCTTTATTAAAAGAAGTAAGAGACTTTGGTGTTCCAGAATTTCTTATTATAGAATTAACTCAAGAAGGAAGGTTTGAAGATTACGTAGCGCCAGCTAATACCGATATAGTAAACAAAGAAGAAGCAGCGAGACTTGCAAAATTTGATAAAAATTTAAAAGTGCAAATGGAAAAAGATAAAAAACTGCTAATTGTGAATTCCTGGGGTCAAGGCTTGGGTGACGATTGGGCAGCTGTCAAAAATCAGGACCCTACTTCACCTTTCAGAATTAAGGCCGAAGCTAATATTGCAAGCGCAATAGAAAAGTTTAATACCGACTATCCTGGCCAAGAATTAACTTTTGATGATGTATATCAATTATATCTTAAATCAAAAGAAAGGTAATAATAAATAATGCCTCCTCAAACTACAAGAATGGCACCCTTAAACACTCAAGGGTCTGCAGGACTTAGACAAACAAAACTGCGTCCTATAGGCTTCTCTCCTTCCGACGAAGTTTATAAACCTTACGATAAAATGAGTAAGAAAGAGAGAGATACGGATAGAGAAAAGTTTTGGGACTCTATGCCTGTTTGGTATAAAAAAGCATACAATGATTCTTTGGGTGGTATGATGCACGAGATGATGACTGGTAATAAATATTATGACCTAAAAAACGCTCCTCCTAATCAAGTACAAGACTTTGTTGCAATGGTATTATCTTTCTTTGCGTCTAAAGAAGACTGGGCTGTAATGGGTGCTGGAGCAGGACTTGGTGGCGCAGTCGCTAAAACTGGAATGAAACAAGCATTAAAAGTTGGAATGAGTAAGTCGTTAGGCAGGGAATTTGTTGTAAAAGAAACTTCTGACGCAGTATTGAGAAAAAGAGTAGCGGCACAAATAACCAGAGGAACAAACTTAAATTATAAAACAGCAAAAATTATTGTAGACGACGTTGTACAACAAGGTCTACCTCAAATGGCAATACTAGGTCTTCACGACGGTCTATATAAATCAGCAACAAGAACAAGAGATGCAATGGTAAAATCTGGAAATACTATTGAACTTATGACCGGAAAAGAATTTGATAAAAATGGAGGGTTCTTGGGAGGAACCTGGACTAATAAGGAAAATTTTGGACTGAAAGCATATGCTCTGAAAGAAGTTCTTCGTAATTCTAAACTTAAAGATTATGCAAAAGGTTCAGCGATGGGATTAACTGGAGGTACAGCTAGAGCATTAAGAGCTCTTCCTGGAAAAGCAGTATCTTCATTAGAAAAAAGAGGTAGTAGGGTTAGGGCAGGAGCCGTAAAGGGAGTAGATAAGTTAATAGGAGGCGAAAGAAGTAGCGGTTTATTTTATGAGACTATGACGTTTTCTGCGTTAGCAGGACCTGTATATGAAGGAAGAGCTCCTGAGTGGACTGATATTGTTACGGGAGTTGCTCTTGCTGGAGCTATATCAACACCAGGTAGAGCTATATCTTACGGGAAAGGAAAGATTAATCATAAGTTAAAATTTGAATTTTCTGATTTTGAAACCAGAGAAATGACTGCTTTAGCTGCAGAAGCTGAGAGATTTGGTAATCATATAAATTACTCCTTATTAAATCCCGCCGTAAAAGGCTCTAAAGGTCCAGTAATCAAGGGAATAAATCAAACTGTTAAAGAAGGCTTAAAAGAGTCTGGTCAAAAACCGCCTAAAGAAGCTATAGGAAAAAGAAGAGTGTCTGTAATTCAAGATAGTATATCTCAAGACGCTAAAGGTAATATTACTATGAAGGTTAAGGTTGGAAAGGGAGATGGAAAACAGGCTGGAATTTTAGAATTAGACGCAAGAAATACTAAAAAGTTTTTTGATTATTACGTTGAAAGACCTAATCAATATAGAAAAGATTACGGTAGTCTCATAGGAAAAAGAAAAGGAGACATAACAAAGTTTGATAAAGTTAGAAATGATAAGGTTATTCAAGTTTTAGAAAAGAATTCCAAAGAAGGAAAGAATGGTTACAAGCAACAGGATTGGGACGAGGCTATTAAATATCTTGCATCAATGAAAGAGAAGGGAACTAATGCAGCGCAATTTAAGAAGATAGCAAAAATGATAAAAGAAGGAAAAGAAGTAACCTCAAAAGATATGAACGACGCTACTAAGGCTGTTATGGCTAGGTATGTAGATGACGCTAAATATATTAGAGAATTTGTAAATAAAAATTCTTCAATCTATAATGTAACAAGACTATTTAATCCTGTTGGATTATTAAATAAAGACAAATCATTACTTTCAAGAGTACTTACTGTCTTTAAACCTGCATATTCTCAATTAGATAGCAGGTATGCTAAGATGGCTTTAAGAATGTTAGACGAGGTAAGTATTGGAGCTCAAAATAAAACTATGAAAAGATTTTCAATGCTTGATGATATAGTAGGTATGGGAGACCCTAGTCTTGTTGGTAAAAAAACTGGTCTTTGGTGGAAAAAATATTTAACAGAGGGAGCAGCTTGGGACGACTTAAATAAAATCAATCAACTAGATAGATTAAATAATAATACCAAAGGAAGAGATACTATATTAAAGAAATGGAAAAAAGAGTTAAATAATCCAAACTTATCTAAAGCAGAAAAAGATAAATTGAAATTAAAAATAGAATTTCTTCCTAAAATTAAAAAATTTACAGACGAAATATATGATGACGCTAAAGGCGTAGGTATTAATGTTGCAGATTATGTTGAATCTTATGTTCCTTTTATGTTTAAAAAAGACGTTCTTGATGTATTGTTTGACGGTCAAAAACTAATAGACGAAAAAATTATGGAAATAGCTGGAAATATAAGGGTAGATAAAAGCTATAAACCAGAGATGATAAAGAAGTTAAATAAGGAGATTGAAGACTTAGTTAAAACTTTTGACAAGAAATTAAAAAGAAAAGGAAACGCTAAAGGAGATGATTTCAAGTCTCTGTTTAACAAGCTTATGGAAACTAGAGCAGACGGAACGAAGCCAGATGCTTATGATGCTTATGCAACTATGGCTTTAGGTTTAGAAAATTTCACAAGAAAACAATTTGCTCCTTTAGAAAAATCTAGAAAATTAGGTAATACAGGTATAGACACTGGGACTTTTACAAGAATGGCTTTAGAAAATAACGATTATTTATATGAAAAGAATATACTTTCTTTGTTTCAAAATTATACAGCAGGAGCTACAAAAAGAATAGAAATGGCTAGAGCCTTTACTCCAGAGTATAAGCTTCTAGATTCTCTTAAAAATAAAATTGGAGATGCTCCAATGCAAGGATTTTTGGCGTCTATTCCTGGATATTCAGCTAAAACAGAAAAAGAAGCTATTGGGTTGGCGATAGATGTATTTACAGGAGATATTAATTTCCAGAAACAAACTAATCTTTCTAAGTGGCTTCAGTCAGTAAACAACCTAGAGATGTTTACTAAAATTGCTTCTGGTTTCGCTCCTATTGTTAACATTACACAAACTCTTATATCTTCTATGGTAATCAGTCCTTACGCCAGTGTGAAAAGTATGATTAACTTAGCTAAAGACATACGGGTTGGAAAAGGTAAGGATAAATCGGGAATAAGAGAATGGAATAGGGGTTCGGGTTCTACTCTTAGAACGGTAATGGAAGAACTTATGGTTACAGACCCTTACCTTCAATTAGGAGCTTCTAGTCTGGGAGCCTCAAAATTTGGAGAATCACCTACTCAAGCTTTAATAAGAGATATATTAACTGGAGGTAGAGAATATACTATATCAAATATTCTTAAACCTACTTCTAAAGAAAGACAACAATCTTTTAAGACTGGAATAGATTTTATAAGAGATGCAGCAGACTTACTTCAAGCTAATAAGTCAGTAGCTTTTAGAAGAGGTGTAGCCAGGGTTACTCAGTTTGGAGCTAAATGGAGTGGATTTAATAAGATAAATGAAGTAAATCAACTTATAGCTTCTGCTACTGCAGAACAGTTAATTATAAATTGGGCTAAAATATTAACTGGAAAAAAAGTTGGACTAGGATTTTTAGATACAGCAGCTCCTGAACTTAGAAAAAAATGGGCTTTAAACAGTCTAAAGAGATTTGGATTTAGTGAAAAAGAAATACTTCGTAATTCAAAATCTATTATAGATAGAAATTATAATGTAAATAATATAGGGTTAAAACAAAAAGTACAAAGGTCTATGGTCCGATTTGCTTTAGATACTCAAATGCAAAGAAGTTTTACTAAAGACCCTTTCTTCTTCAATGACCCTAATTTTAAAGCTATGTTCCTCTTTAAAAGATTCGGATACAGACAAGCTGTTTTTATGAAAGAAGAGATGGAAAGGGAAGTTGTACAAGGAAACATTATGCCTATTTTACAACTTGGAATGGCTGGTTTAGCTGGAGGTCCTGCTGTTATGTGGGCAAGAGAAAAGTATGCAGCTCTCATTACAGGAGAAGAACAATACTACGGTGAAAACAATAGAAGGAAGATGTTAGAACAGCCGGATTGGCAAGATTTTTTAAGTGGATTGGCTAATGTAGGTGCTTTTGGTATGCTTACAGACCTTACAAATGAAGAAGACCCTGGTAGAGTTGTTGGAAGATTTCTTACTCCAGTTCAATGGGACGATATGCAAAGAGTAATAAGAGCTGGGGTTGAAGTTCAAAAAAATATTGCCCTATATCCTAATATGAAAGACGTTGCTTGGAGAAGAGGTATAAATAAGTTATTACCTATTTTAGGTGGTATTCCAGGTAGAACTCTTAAAAGAGGGATAGAAACTGAAGCTATGACTAAAGATAGAGTTAGAGGAAATAGAAGAAGAGTGGTAGAACACGCTAGAAAACTTATAGAACAAGGAAATACTAAAGAAGCTATTGAAGTTGTCAATACATTTAATCTTGTATTCGCTGAAAAAGATATAGAAAGAGGTGCTTTTGCGCAAGCATTTGGATTAAGAGAAAAGACTTATCCAGGTTATCCTAGCTTAAGAATAACTTATGCAGACTTCAGTGTACCTATTATGCAAAGAAGATATTATAAATCATTAATAAGAGAATCAAAAGAAAAAACATATATACCTTAAGGAAAAACTATGAACGAAAAATTAAAAAATTTTATAAAAAGATTTCAATTAAACCATAAAATAAAGAAGAACAATACTAAGTTAAATCTTAGAACTCTTGCTTCAGACGATATTCAAAACGAGTATTCTCCCGAAGAACTAGAAAACTTTTTTGCGGAACAAGACTCTCTTAGTGCTCTTTTAGATAGTTTGAAAAATATAGACGCAAAACCTGATACAACTGACAACTTGCAAGCTTGGGATATGCATAATATTGTTGATGAAAGAGATAGACCTGGCGTAGAATATGCAAGCAAACAATCTTTAACAAAAGTTCTTAATTCTGACGGAAATGTTGAAACCGACAATTCTTCTCTTCATACTATATTAGAAAATGCTGGTCTTTATCCTGGTGCTGGAGCAGTTCCAGACTTAGCTAACACAGCTCTATATGGTCTTGAAGGAGATAAAGAAGGAGCATTGATGTCTTTATTAGCAGCAGTTCCTGGTATAGGTATGGCTGCAACAGCTGCCAAGAAGGCAAACAAAGCCCGAATTAAAATAGACAAAAAAGGAAAAATAATAAAGGATAAAAACTTTTCAGATTCTTTTGACGCCCTATCTAAAGAAGTAGATGAAACACAGCTTGCAGAATTAAACAAGGGTGGAATAGAACAATTTAGTGAATTCCAGGACGCTGAGGCTGTGAGAGAACAAGCCAGAAAAATAATTAAGAAATTAAGAGAGGCCAAGACTCTTGAAGCTGTAAAAAGAATTCTCGGTCAGTTTGACTAGAAAGGAATATCATTTAAACTTCCAGGCGCGCCTGCTTCAGACACGCTGATTTCAGCCTCTTCAACGCTATCATACAACGTACAAGTATCCGGAGAAAAACCTACGGTTGCTTTCCCAGTTGACCCATATCTATTTTTAGCTACCACAATATCCAGACCAAATCTACCATTTTTTGCATTTTCAAAATCTACAGTCCAAGGGTAGTGTGTAAATGCTACAATCTCTGCGTCTTGTTCTAGGTTTCCAGATTCTGCAAGGTCGCTAAGTTTAGGAATACGTTCTGTTCTATACTCAATATTACGATTTAACTGCGAAACTAATATAACTGACATCTCTTCTGCTTTACATAGCCACTTATATCTTCTTGAGGTATCTCCTATCTTTAGTCGTAAATCTCTCATATCACTACCAGGATATTCAATAAGACCTATATGGTCATCAATTACTACGTCGGGCTTTATACGTCTAATCTCTCTAAAAGTTCCCTCTAAATTACGTATATTGTCAAACATAAATAGTTTGTCAGTATACTTTTCTTTAATAGTATTTAAACTTTGTTCAATCATATCTTTATTAGTTACTGCATTATGTCTTAACATATGATATGTAACACCTTCTGATTCCATAGCAATAAACTTCTTCATCATCTCTGTGTTAGGCATTTCTCTATTAAACATAATCACCTTTTTGCCAGACAACACAAGATTACGAGCAATATTGGCGACTGTCGTAGTTTTTGCATTTCCAGGTCGTCCAGCAAATATGGTGATTTCTCCCTTAGTCATACCGGATATAATATTATCCAGTGAGGCTAGGCCTGTAGTAGTCAGGTTTCGTTGGCTAAACAAAGAGTCTTTTGTATCTACTAATAAAGAATCTAAATCAAACTTTTGTCCAGGCTCAAGATTAATTAAAGAACTAGCTGTGTCGTGTACGTCAACAAGTAAAGTGTTAATATCATTACTACTATCCGAAGCCTTAACTGCAATCTCGTGAGACTGCTGAACAAGCCTCCTTCTTAACCAATCTGCATTCAATTGTCTTGCATATGATATGACATTGGCCGTCGTAGGAACTTTCTCTACAAGTCCAGTAAGGTAATAAGTCATTCCCTCTGTCTTAGTTGAAACATTAACTATATCTACAGGTATATCTTCTTTCTTGAGAGAGCAAACTGCGTCCCATATATTCTGATGTTTTATAGAATAGAATACATCTTTTTCAGGTATAAAATCCTTTACCAAATCAAAACAATTTTCATCTATCAATATAGAGCCTAATACTGCCTGCTCTGATTCTTCACTATGTATAGCAAGTGCTTTTTGTGTTGTCATTTTTCCTCCCTACATTCTTTACAGTCTCCTTTTTCCATACGTATATTTGCATAGAGACCTTCGTCTAGATAATTCTCTTCAAAGCTACTGTTCATAAATTCTACCGCCCAAGGTCTTTTACACTTTGTACATTTAGTTGGAATCCTTGTAGTCTTTACCTTGTCGCTTCTTTTAATACCAAACAATTCATTATTATAGTGAGGATTAGAAACTCCGTGAATAAACTTATCTATAGCTTCTTTATCAAAATAATCCTCATACCCTTCAGGGTCTGTCTCTTTGAAATAATAATATAAAGCTTCAAAATTAGCTTTGTCTTGTTTAAATTCGTCTGGGTGCTTATATGTATCTACTGACCGCATTTTTTCTCCTCACATTTTTTTATTAAATTTAACAAATCTTCGTACTTAAGGCAAGCATAAACTTCTCCTCTATCCTGCTTAAGCACTGTAAAATCACAATCTTCTGGAGGTATAATATATTGTGCTATCTTATTTCTTACTTTGCACTGGATATCAAAAGTGCACTCCTCATATCCAATAACTATATCAACCTCCGGCGACTTACCTATACTACGTCCGTCGCTTCCCCAGGCTCTCTTTGCAGAGAAACCAAACTCCTCTGCAATAGAGCAACACTCTTTCTCAAACCTATTTCCTTTTGCTTTTGATTTACTCGCCATCTATATCTCCTATTTTCTTTGCTGCCCACAATTCTAAGTAGCCAACATATTTGTTTATATCCCAATTTTTTTCAAACTCTGTTTGTTTTGGCATTGCTATCATTTGCCATTTATAATTATATCCAGACTTATCTAGATTTGTTATATTGTATACATATATATCTTCTTCAAATCCAACAACATATAAAAACTTTTTATCGTTAATCTCTGCATACAGTCTATTGTAAGCATACTTGTCAAACTCTATTATAAAGTCTTGATACATTTTATGCCTATATTTAATTTCAATAATGTAATCATCGTTGTAAGCGTCAAACCTATGGTATGTGCTAGTGTTAATTACTGACTTACTTTCAGGCAAATGCTTATTAAGTCTATCTATTATCTTTAATTCATTTTTTTTCATACTTTTCCAAAATTTCTATTACGAGAATACCCCTCTAATTGATTATAATTACATTTGCGACATAAGTGTCGTCTAACCTGCCAAATGCCCATAGAGGAGCCTTCTCATAAGTTATTCGTAAATTACTCCATTTTCGTCTCTCATTAGCTTATAATTAGTGCCATACATCTTTACAACGCTTATCATACACCCTTTGTTATATAAATTCCTAATAATTCTTTGAGCCTGCCAAGGAAATATAAAGTATTTTAAACAAATATGTTTTCTGGAAACTTTGTAGCTAGTCTTTAGCTCCTCCAATATTTTTCTTTCTAGTCTTGTCATCTAGTATCTCCCTGTATCTCTTTCTTAAAATATATATAAGATATTTAGACTCTCTCTCATCTAGAGACTCAATACCTTTAAAACCTATTTTAGAAAATCTTTTTGTAACTAAAACCTCTGTTATTCCTTTTTGATAACCTAGCATATCTTGAAAGGATTTCATAATACTATTCCATTTAGATATATCCATAACTCTCCAAGTTTATATTCCCTTCTCTGTTATCAAATTTTTTAGCGCCAACCAATATATTTGCATAACATAAAACAAAGGTAAGGACGGGACTATACACCCGCACGACTCCTTATTGCCGTATTTTGAGAAGGGAATAATTATTTTCGATTATTCGCAGTTTTCGCAGTATCCAGGACCAAGAGTCTTTTTAGCGGCCTCAAGTATATCATCGACCTCTATTGTAATTTTTTCCTCTTTATCTTGAAACTGTTCTTGAAACTGAGACTTCACAGATGTTCGGACGGAAGAACACATATCATCTTCGCCTTCACATCTGTGTTGCTCTATCATTTCAATCAAAGCCATAAACTGCTCTTCGTCTAATTTGATATTATATTCCATTAGAACGGCAATTCATCTTCTTTAAGAGGTTTATTAACAACCCTCTTAGATTTGAATACACTAACTGCTAAAGGAGTAGTTCTAGTTTCTCCTTCTGAGTCAGTCCATTTGTCGTGGACAATTTTGATTGTCACTGGATTTCCTGCAATATCCGACTCCATAATCATAGGTAAAAGATATTTACCTGTATCATCTTTAGTCATCTCAAATCCACAGGCTTCTGTGAATATCATATACCCTTTGTTATTGCCTTGATTATCCTCAAGATTAGGGTATTTTTCTTTGTCAGGATTCTTAAACCTAAAGTAACCTTTAGATTTAATCTGTCTATCTTTGTATTCCGGGTGTTTATCTCCGTCTATTACATAGATAGCTTCAAATATATCGCTAAGATATTTATTCTTAACAATTATATTTTTCTTGATGTTCAACTTGAATACGTTAGCCTCATAAACACCTTCTTTGATTGGAACAAATTGCTTAGTCCCTGAAGTATCTTCAGAAGGATTATAATAAGCTACATTATTATCTATGTCATTTAAGACATCTGATATATTACTCATCTTTAACTCCCTTTTTTAATTTAGACACTACTTTATCATAGTTGTCTTTGTTTATCTTACCAGACTGTAAAGCAACATCGACTCTCTCTGCTTCTTGTACGTCTAGTTGTGACATAATAAGCAACATATTATCGTATTGATTCTGACT